CGAGTTCTTCGGCATTTCCTTGTTGTCGCCGAAGTCCGACAGCACCGACAGCGGCATCGCGTGCGACAGCATGCCCTGCGCTGCCAGGATCAGGTTACGGCTCAGTTGGGTGCCGTAGGCTTGTTGAGTCATAGTGGGTACTCCTTATTGATTGGTTGGTGGGTTAGCCCCGCCGTGCGTCCGTCTGCTTCGCGTAGTGAGCCCAGAGTTCGTCCTGGCTCATGTCCTCGACGCCCTTGGTGCGGGCAGCCTTGCGGCCCGCTTGGGGTGCGGATGCGGCGGCGTCCAGCTTCGCGCTGCGCTCGTTGATGAGCTGCTGCGCCGGGTTGGGCTGCTTGGACTTGACGAACAGGCGCATCATCTTCGAGGCGTCGGCCAGCGAGGACGAATCCCCAAGTGCCTTCACGTCGTCGGGCTGCGCTGCCATCCACTTGCCGAAGTCTTCCGACCTGACCGTGGTCAGCCAGTCGCCGTCCACGATGGTGTCGAGGTGGGCGTTGACCGCCTCCGTGCGCACCTTCGCGGTTTCGGCGGCCACCCGTTCGTCCAGCTTGCGGTCGAACTCGGCGTGGTCGAAGGCCGGCGCTTGCGGAATCCGTGCAACCAGCACTTCCTCCAGCGCCTCGCCCCATTCCGGCCATTCGGCCTTGAGGGCGGCCCACTTCTCCGGGTCGGCCAGCGCGGCCTTCGCTTGCGCGTTGGTCGGTGCGTCCTGTCCAGAGTCGGCCATGGCCTGCTTGGCGGCATTCAGCACCTGCTCGCGCAGTTGCTGCTGGCCTTGGGTCAGCCCGCCGATGTGGCCGTTGACCTTGCGCAGTTGCCCTTCGACGTTCGAGAACCGTTCCAGCAGTTCGGCCATCGGGTCCTTGGCGGCGGCTTGCGCGGTCGCGTCGTCTCCCTCCTGCTTGGCTGCGGCTTGGGTCTGGTCGTCATTCGGCGTGGTGGCGGTCACTTCCGCTGCGGCGTCCTGCGCTCCCGGTTGCGCATCGGCGGCGGCAGGCGGCATTGCTGCGGTCTGCTCCGTGTCCGACTCGCGGCCCGAGGCCAGTTCGTCCCACAGTTTCTGTGCGTCGTCGGTTGTCGTGTTCGACAGGTCCAATTCAGTCTCCCTTTCGTACTACACGCGGCGGTGTGCCGCAAAGCTGTCGGACGGGGCTAAAGCCGGTCCAACAATCCTCACCGGGGCCGATTAGTCGTCGGTCGCGGCGATTCCTTGTGCCAGGCGCAGCCGCTTCGCAGGCAGGCCCAGCAATTCCTTGATGGCCGAGATCCGGCCCCTCGATACGTTGGTGGCGTCGATGTTCGCCTTCGGGTCTTCCAGCCGGCCGCGCTCGTGCGCCAGCATGGTTTCCAGTTCCTCGCGCACCGAGGCCCATGTTTCGTCGTTCAGTTGGTGGGACGAGATCACTGCGCCACCCCGCCATCAGGCTGCGGCGCGGGCTGCATCACTTCGCGCACCTGATCGACGTGGTGCTTGTGGGCGTCGAACGCGAGGTTCGAGTGGTGCTCGTTCTGGCGCACCTGAGCGCTCATCTCGGCCAGTTGGCGCTTGGTCGATTCCTGCATCGCGGCCTTGGCCAGGTCGGCGCGGATCGAGTCGAGCGATAGCTTGTTCTGGTTGGCGTACTTGATGAGTTCAAGCTGCAGCTCGTCCTGCCGTTCCTGCCGGCGCGACTCGCTGTTCTGCTGCTCGATCTCGCGCATCTTCTCGGCATACGCCAGTTCGCCGTGGACCTTGGCGTCAGCCACCCGCACGGCGGCGTCGGCGCGCTTCTGCGCCACCTGCAGCGTCGCGTTGGCGCGGATCTGCTCGGGCGTGGCCTGCGCCGGCTGGGCCCCGGCGGCGGCAATCTCGGCGTCGGTCTTCATGATCGTGGACGGCTCGATGCGCTGCGCCCTGAGCACTTCCTTGAACCAGTCATGCCACCGCACCATCGGCGCGATCACGCCGTTGCCGGAGAACTGCCCAAGCTGGAGCAGCGCCTGGTTCTGGATGTCGCGCACCAAGAGCACCGAGGAGCCACGCGCATCAATCTGGAAGTCGCCCTTGATCTCATCCTCGGGCGCATACGCCATGTTCCAGTCGTAGTAGCGGCGAATGTGCGGGCAGGTCACGTCGTCGTCAAAGCCCTTGACCTGCCGCGTCAGCACCACGTTCGAGGTGTTCTGCAGCAGGATCATGCCGCCCAGCGTCTCGGGGGCGTTGCCCTTCTCGCCCTGCATCAGTTCCGGGGTCGAGGATTCGAGGTCCATGAACTTCATCGTCATGTCGATGACCTTCAGGAACTCGTCGGCGTGCATGTCGATATCGAACTGCGCGAAGATCTTGTTCACGTCAGCGGCCGGGTCGGTGCTGTACCAGATCTTGCGGCCGGTGATTTCCATGCGCTGGTCGGCCGGCGCGATCTTGCTCGGGTCGATCACGATCTGCGGACCCACCGACAGGCCGGCGTTGTCCATCAGTTGCCGCCACGCGGCGTTGAGCACGCGCTGCTGGCTCTTGAGCAGGTGCGGCACGCCATAGCCCCATACCGAGCCGTCCGCGCGCTCCCACACATGGAAGTCATACGGCAGGTCGCCGGTCTCCAGCGGGTTCAGGAAGCCCTTGATGACGCACTGGTTGACCAGGATCACGCAGCCGGAGACGAGGCCCGTTGCGCCGTCCTTAATATCGACGCCGGCCGCGCGCAGGTCCTCGGGGGTGAACTCCCCCCAGTATTCCCACACCTCGTACAGGTCGTCCGGCTTGGCCCCGGCCTCGGCGCGCTTCTGGGCGTCGCGTGCATTCTGGGTGGTGACCGTGTTCCTCGGGCCCTCTTCGAGCACCTTGGCGATCTGGGCCTCGTCGTAGCCGGGCTGCTTGGCCAGTTCGCGCAACTGCTTGGCGGTGCACAGCTTGCGCTCGAAGATGCCGCTGCCGTTCCGCGCGCTCGCGCCGCAGGCCGGGTCGGTGTACACGTCCCACGGATCGACCCGCACCGAAGCGGGCTGCTTTTCCTCGACGATCTCCAGCTGGTACACGCCGGGGGCCGGGTTGCCCTGCGCGTCCTTGACCTGCTTCCACGCCTTGCGCACGCGGTTGACCACGATCGGGCCCTTGAGGATGCCGGTACCGAGCACCGCGCAGTCGTGGAACATGGCGCGGATCTGGGCGTTGTAGTCGCACTGGGTCAGCTGGTCGTCAATCTTTTCCTGCATGGCGCGGGCGCGCTTGTTGGCTTCCTCGACCTGCGCGCTGGCGGTGCCGGGGGTCTTGGCCAGTTGCTGCTGCGGGTTCTGCACCGGGGGCGCGTTGGTCAGCATCGCCTGCGGGCCTTGCGCCTGCTGCGCTTGCGCCATCTGCATCGCGGCCTGCTTGGCTTCCTCGTCAGCGGCGGCCACCAGCTTCGGCACCGGGGTCGGCTTGATGCCCCAGTTGCGGTCGTCGGTCGGCAGCAGCATGTTGGCCATGCGCGCCTCGGCCGCATTGGTCTTGGGCCGGGTGATGTTGACGAACACCGTGGAGCGGGTTGGCTTGACCGTGGTTTCGTTGGTCGGGACGCCGCCGTTCTCTACCGTCTCCATCATCGAGCCGCTGCCGAGCCGGTTGTGGGCGTCCTGGCCCTGGTACTGTTCGCTGTCCTCGGTCCAGCGCTTTTCCACGCCCGAGCTAGTCTTGGCCGACACCCACTCGTCGCGGCGCTTGGCCAGCGATGCGCCGAGCAGTTCGCGCACGTCGGTCGCGATGTCCGCCATGTCCTCGGTCATCGGGTCGTTCATCGGCTCGCCCGCGCCTGCGCCTGCGGTGTCGTACTCGCTCATTGTCCCGGCCTCTTGTCAGTCTGTTTGTGCATGCGGTTCTCCATCAGTAGCCGACGACCGAATCAAGAGGATTCGAGGATGCGACGGGCGGCGGCAACTGGCTTTGCGACGCCAGCGCCCGGCGCGCGCCTTCGCAGGCATAGCGCAGCGCGTCGATAACGTGGTTGTGCTTGTCGGCCAGCAGCGGCAGCACCATGCCGGTCAGCGGGTCGGTCTTGTAGCTGTACATCGTCAGCTCGCGGATCAGATTCTCGCAGCGCGGGTGCACCACGATGTCGAAGGTTTTCAGGAACTCGACGCCATCTTCCAGCGAGCCCGGCCCCTTGATCGCCTTGCTGATCTTCGGGTAGCCGTGCTTTTGCATGTAGCTGATCGTCTCGGGGCGCGCGGAGTCGGCGGTGATGAACCACTTGCGCGCATCCGGCACGCGGTCGAACAGGTCGGGCAGCAGGTCAATCTCGCAGCCCACCATGTAGGCTTCGTGATCGACATACAGGCGGCGGCCGTCCAGGCGCGAGCGCACCAGCACCGAGGGGTCGATCGCAAAGCCCCAGTCGGCCCCGAGGCGGTAGGTCGCGTTCGACGGCGAATCGAATTCCTCGACAATCCAGTTCTTGAAGACGCGCGCCTCGCTGTTGGTCTGGTAGCCGCCCTTCCAGATGTGCAGGTATTTCTCCGGGTCGCGCCGCTTGTCGAACTCCATCTCTTCGCGCAACTCTTCGGTGAACCACGGGTTGTCCTCGAAGTTCGCCTCCACGATGACCGAGTGTGGCGGCAGCGTTTCACCACGCAGCATCACGTCGATCGGGTCGGTGGAAAAGCGCGGGTTCCAGGTGAACCACAGTTGCGAGCCGGGGGTGCGGATCGTCGGGCGCAGCAGGTCGAGACTGCGTTGGCTCGCGCTTTGCGCTTCCTCGAACCATGCACGCTTGAACCCTTCGAGCGACTTGATCGAGTCGGCCGTGTGGTCCTGCATGCCCTGAAAGATGATGACGCCCGAGCCGCCCGAGGCAGGGCGGCACTTGATCTGCTCGTTCTGCACCTCGAAGTAGTAGCCGGCGTTCATCGTCTCGATCTTCGCCTCGATCAGTTTCTTGACCGAGAACTTGAGCGACTTCTGTATCTCACGCAGGCACACCGCGTCGATCGGCTCGCGGATGCAATCCTCGACCAGCATCTCGGCAAAGAAGTGCGACTTGCCCGAGCCCCGGCCGCCGTGCGCGCCCTTGTATCGGGCATCCTGCAGCAGCGGGACGGCCCAGCGCGGGGTCTGGATTTGCAGGGTGCCGTTCACTTTTTCGGGTCCACGATCACACGCTCGATGCGCTCGATGGCCAGTGGTGCATTGGCGTCACCCTTGAGGGTGTTCTCGACCTTCTCGCCATACTTGCGCGGCATGAGCTTTGCAGCCAGCCACTTGCGGGCATCCACGCGCAGGCGCGAGCGGGCAATCACGTCCTGGTCGGTGCGCTGACGCCCCTCGTCGTCCACATAGGTGTCGTTGCGGCCGTCGTCGGCAATCGAGAGGATTTCGTCAGCCATCGTCTCGGCCTGCACCTCCCTTGCGCGCGTGTACATCTCCGAGAACTCGACGTGCAGGGTCAGCCACCTGAACACGGTTGACATAGTGGGCATTCCTACGCCCTCGCACACCTGGCGCAGCGACAGCCCGGTTGCCAGCTCTTCGCACACGCGGTCGGCCATCTCTTGGCAATAGGTGCTCGGGCGGCCGATAGGCTTGGTGGGCTTGTTCTGTGCTCCGTTACCAGCCTTTGCGGCTTTGTCGTTCTGGTTTTTTG